CGCCGGCGGCAATCGCATTCAGTGGACTGCCGCCATCCCGCCGATGAGAAAATTTTTATATTTAATAAAAACAGGGGCATGTTGAAACGGGATGCATTTGATGGTGATAATAGGAACAAATCATAAAAACCAACCAATTGATTTATATGAATAAAAAAATTAAACCATTATTAGGTACCCCCAAAAGTACCCCCAGATTTTCTTGTTGCCATCTAAATTGTTTAAAAAACATTCTATTGATGTTGATACCACAATTTAAGAACTGCCTTGAAGCATATCAAGTTAGCTAGACGTCAAAATGGCACTCTGGGAATTTGTGTTTTAGGCCCAACCTTACTGATGTTTGCCGTACAGATCCCTTTATGGTCATCCTATGGTAAAGTTAAGCTCCCTTCGAAAGGAGACCCCCAAATGACGATAACAGCCTATTCTAGAAAATTTAAGCGTGAACTGGATGCTAAGCAGTTGGAAAACCTTTTCGAACGTAGCAACTCAGATCCTTCTTTAAGTTTTAGAGATTTTGTTAAAGAGGATGTTGAATGCCCGGCATGCAATGTTTCTGGTGGTTATTACGTTTCGGAAGGAAGATCGCCCAGTAACGGCAAAGTTGTAAAGCAAGCACACTTTGCATTTCGAGACAATCTAGGTAAAGACTCTCACCTCCCATTTTGTGATTTTTATACTGGAGATGATAAGTTGAACGTTGTTTCAAATGAAGGCCGAATTGATTTTATGCGCTCGGGTTCTGAAGCGACACGCTTAATAGGTCTTATGGTCTGCGCGGGAATTCAGGAGAAGATTTTTACGCAAGAAGATATACGTAACATGCGCCAATGGTTCTTAGATTTAAGAGAAAAAGGCACTTTTACATTTAATTTAAGCCCTCACATAATTTACCTTGCAAAGGCCTCATTGATTAGATACAAGAGAAACTATGATAATTATGTTGTCGATCTCAGCGCCACAAACAAAAGTTGGTTCGACATCAATGAGGAAGTATATCAATCCCTTTATTTCAAGTACCCTCAATTCTATCTAAACCGTAATGAGAATCCTGAACTTTGGAATGTAAGGCTTAAATCAGTAGTCAAAAAAGCAAGAACTATAGTAATTAAAGACTCTGGAACATCAACATTTGACAGATCAATTCTCAACGAAAAATATGAGATAGCTACTCAAATGGCAAGACTGATTCGAGACTACCACCCTCGACTCCGTATGATTATTAGTTACACACCAACATCTATCAAAGCAAACAACCCACTCATGGCTTTATCTGCATTATTATTACATGTTTCCGATTGGAATATTCAGGAAAGCTGTAAAAAAATCCAAGCAATTTTAGCAGTTAAGAAAGTTGACGATAATTCTGCAGGAAACATTATTGGATTAAACCCATTCATTCACCATAGCGCTTGGATTCTTGTTAAAGCTTTAAACGACTTACATTCTAATTTAGACAAAGAAATTGATTTTGATAAAGCATTCAACGAAGAAAAAGAGAGGCTCATGAAAATTTACTATCCAAATGGTCAATAACAAGTAAATTCTTATCTCTACAGATAAATACATACTTGAGCTGTGTTCTAACAAGTTTTAATGATTACCACTAATATATCTCGGGGGTCAAATGAATATAACGGATTTTCTAAAAGGCTACAGAAACCATCCAATATTATTTGTTGGAGCAGGTTTCAGCATGAGATACTTATCAATTTCTTATAGCTGGCCGGCACTCTTAGAGAAAATTAGTATTGACCTGACAAACTCTAATGAACTATATAAAGATCTTGTCAGAGAAAACAGTAATAAAGATGGTATTATAGACCTTCCAAAAGTGGCAACGCAATTAGAGCAAATATTTGATGCAACACTTAAAGCAGATAGGAATGGAAAGTTCAAAAATATCAATGACTTATACTACAACTCGGAAGATACCTCCTCAAATATTAGCAGATTTAAAATCTATCTTTCACAGTTAGTGAATATCACAGATTTAAAATTAGGAGTTCAAGATGAAATATCTGAATTAGTAAAAGCCTCCAAAAATATTGCCTCTGTGATTACAACAAACTATGATAATTTTATCGAAAGTGCAATTGGTTATAACCCTGTAATTGGGAATGATATACTTTTAAGCAATCCTTATGGTTCTGTTTATAAAATTCACGGATGCGTTAGCAAACCAGAATCCATAATAATAACTGGTGATGACTATGTTCATTTTGATAAAAAATATGAGTTGATTCGTGCTCAACTCCTATCCTTATTTATACATAACCCGATTATATTTATGGGGTATAGAATAGGTGACCCTAATATTAAAAAAGTATTAAAAACAATATTTTCATACATACCACCTCGTTCTAAAATTGCAGAGAAAATAAAAAACAACTTCCTTCTGATTGAAAGAGAAGAAGGCATTGATAATTTAAACGTTGTCTCTCACGATCTCGAAGTAGAAGATGCTGGGTTAATTAGCATTAATAAAATCGTTACAGATAACTTCTCAGACATATATAAAGAACTTGCTCAACTGCACTTACCAGTTTCGGTAATGGATATACGCAGAGCAGAGAGTGTCTTTGGTAAAATAAAGGAAGGCGGAGACATAAAAGTAAAACTTGTTGGGGATTTGGACACGCTCAGAAATGATGAACTTGTTCTAGCCGTCGGTTCTGTTAACTCTATAAAAATACACATGCAAACACCTCAGGAGATGATGGAAAACTATTTTGATCTAATTTCAAATCAGGAGTCGCATGTTGTCGAGTTGCTTGACAAGTTCACCATCAATAAAAGATCATATTTCCCAGCTTATGCTTTTCATAAATTCAGTCCAGGTGTTAAATGCTTAACATCATTAATGAAAAATCAAAAAAGATTAATAGCGTCAAACTATGCTAGGTTACCCAAGAATCAAAGAATAGTAGAACACACCATTGAAGATATTTACGCTAAACATTCAGATATTGATAGCAAATTACAAAATATTATTTTCTTCAATGCTCATGATGGACATATATCCTTGGAAGATTTAGAAAAACATGTCCGAGAATTTAAGGACAAGTCTCATACTGATTATCGCAAACTTTTAGCATTGTATGATTACCTCGCACACAATGTATAATTATATACATTATCATTGTGATTATAGTTAGCAAAACTGCAACTGATGGTTTTATACGATTACTAGTTGCAGCCGCAGTTTACAGATCACATCAACTGTAACTTAGAGCGTTTAGAGCCAAAAATTCCCGCTGGTATAGCCAGCGGGTGACAGGTTTTGACTGATGCAACCAACGAGCTGTACCTGAAGTTTTCTAAAGGGGGAGAGGTTGTCACTTTCCCCCTGGTTTTCCCTAGTAAGGCATAACAAACCATAACAGGCTGACACCTGCCCAGCTTCTCATCAGGATTAACAAAAGCTAACAGCCAAGGCTCAACAAATCTCAACGCCAGCCCTTTACACTTCTGCTGTAGCTGCTGTTCGTAGGCGTCAGGATCCGTTAGGTTGGGTTGACACTTTTCCCAGTTTCTCGCGAAAAAGTGTCAAGTTTGAGGGCTGGGGGGTTTACAGTTTTTCGCCGTCCAGCAGGCAGAGTGACATTAAACCAGTTTTGTTCCAGTCATCCAGCGTATCGGGGTGCATTGTGGCAACGTAAGCCAGCTCAGAACGAAGAAACCGTAAAGCGCCTGCTGCACGGTCTTTGCCATAGAAGCTGTGGGTTTCTTCATCCGGCCGGAAGAGAATCAGCAATTGTTCATCGGGCTCGTGCTGAACATCAAAACCCAGCTCAGCGGCTGCTGCCTCTATTCGCTGGCCAGCATTAATATCAGCCGGCAGCTCTTTCCCGCCGTCATGCCCCCATACCCACGCGGCGGCCTGCGCCCACGTCATTGCATTGTGATGCTCACCAGCACCAGCAGAATTTTGTTTAGCCTGCGATGCTTCGACATCCACTTTATCGCCTGAAATAACAATTTCACCGCGGGCTATCCAGCCGTAAACAGTTTGCCGGCTAACGCCCATATGCCTGGCGTAGGCTGATTTACTTAACAGCATCGTGTGTTTCCCTCCGGGCAGAAAAAAGCCGCCATCAGGCGGCCTGTTTCCCATCTTCATCATCTGCTTTACCCTCTCGGGAATTAATTTTTTCCATACCATCAATGTACTCGGACAGATTCGCCAGCCCGGAGACTCGAGGAGCCACATCGCGAGGGTCGTCATTGCTTCCAAATACCAGATTTGCATACCATGTGCGAACAGCGATGATTTGCTGCAGGTTGCGGTTAATGGCTTTTACCAGGTTAGAAACAGATTTGATAACGGCTCCGTTATCTGTGGCGATACGGGCAAAAGTCAGTCGCTCCAGCTGAGAATCTGTTACGCCTGAGCAAATGGCGTTACCTCGTAGCAGGGCGTCACATAAATCAGTCTGATTCCCGGCATACATTGCTACCATCAGCTTTTCTTTCGCAGCTCCATCCAGCGAGCGAAATACATTCCGTAGCTCACTATCTCGCATAAATCCGACAACATCACCCTCGGCCAACGGAGCAACTGGGGCCAGTTTGGTCTTAAGATAATTGAGAATATTTTCAGCTTGTTCGCTGATCATCGCCGTACTTCTAGTGAAAGCCGTGAGTGTGTCTCTATTTGCCGCATCTCTGGCCCGGCGGTTTTTTGCTGCTTCGTTTAAATCCGGATCATTGCGGATAACCTCTACGGCATCGGCTTCCGCCTCAGCTAACATTGCCACGGCCCGCAGATCACCAAAAATATTCGCCATCCCTTTAAAAAGAATCGCCATCTGCTCATTAGGCGCAACCACTTCAGAAACGTTATCAGTGATAGCAATGCTTCTTTGCCCAATTTTAATTTCGTAACTCACTGGCTTACCTCCATTCTGGATAGCCCAACATCAAATATTTTTCTCGCCACATCATGGATTGATGGTGCGATACCAAACCCGGATTTCTGGCGTTCCTGCTCCTGGATGGCTTTTAATGCCGCAACCTGAGCAGCGCTCAGAAGAACGGGTTTCACGTGTTCCTTTTTCATGCTTCCCCCTTGGTTATCACATGATAAAAAACGCAACAATCACAACAATCATTGCAAGTAATGAAATGATGGTAATGAAATCGAGGGGATGCACAACGTGAAATGAATGGATGCGTTTTAAAGAATTTGCCCTCAAGGTATACATGGTGTTCATAAAGGCTATAAATTGCTTATAAAACATAATATTAACCTATGAACACCAGCCTACATTTTGGGATTTCAGGTCTACACGGTATACATCATTCTGTTTAATAAATGATCAGATGGTTAATGAGAGAATGAACACCATGTACACCCTGTGTATACCTGAAAACAAGGTATACATGGTTTATTTCACTGATTTATATATAAATTATTCTCTCGATGTATACCATGTATACCTTTCTCCATATTTATCTGAACTTCATTCTTTATGACCGGCTACAGGATGCGTCTGAGGTAACCAGTCTTCCGCACTCTCTGAAAGTTCAACGTTGGTCACCATGCCACGGGCTCTCCGTTCCTTACGGTACTCGTGATTAAACTCCCTCATCGCGCTTTCCATCCCCTCTGCGAATTTATTCAGCGTCAGCGGCTTGTCGAAACCGTTGGCCTCCAGGAATGCCAGGTAAGCGTGATAGAGATAAATTCGCGGATAGTGAGGCGGATTGCGGTTTCCTACCATCATTCCCGCACAATCAGCCAGCCGCTCAAGATGCGCGCAGAAGGCATAAAGCGGATCCGTTTTCTGCTTCACCTCCAGTGCTTCTTCGCTGTTCCGTTGCTCCAGCAGCAGCGCCCGCGCTTTTTCCGGGTTCGCAAAGTTCGCCAGCAGCCGACGAACCACCACCGGAATTTCAGCGGATATCTTTTCTGCCAGGTCGGGATCTTTATCCTCCTCGCTGACGCGCCGGTTAAACTGGAAAATTACGCGTCGCCGGGAAACGCCGCCGGCACGTTCGGTGAAAATCATCGGCGTGTTGTTCGTGGCCACAACCACCGCCCGCAAAACGGCGGTGTACTGGTGCTCGTGTTTCGGGTCGATCTCCACGGCATCCCCGCCGGTTATCGCTTTTATCCCGGTACCCTCTCCTGAATATTTGGGCTGATCAGGAAGCGTTATCATGCTTTTCCCGACGAACTGCGCCCGCCCGCGCGCGCTGTCGAGCGCCGCCATGTTCCCGCTGGCGGTGTTATGCGCACCGGCCAGCATCGTAGCGATATGGGTAAAGACACTTTTCCCGCTACCGCCCTCACCGGTTATCTCGAGGAACAGCTGCCAGTCGTACCGGTTCGCCAGCACCATAAAGAGCGCTGCAGCGATGCGCTGCATCTTAATTGCGTCTCTATCTGATGCGTAACTTAGCCATTTATGGAAGTTCGGCGCGTGGTCGCGGAGGTTTTCGCCCGGCACCGCCGGCGTGTAGGTCACGCCGTTATGGTTGGTCAGCCAGTTATCCTGGCTGTGTTCGGAGAAAACGCCGGTTTCCATATCGTAGACGCCATTAGCAAAGGGGATCAGGCTGCGCCGCGGCTCCCCCATTACCGGGATAACAATTTTCAGGGCGTCGATAACGTTGTTGATCGCGCGCTTGCTGAAGTTGGTTTTGTTCTCGTTGTAGATAGCCACCATTTCGCGGCTCAGCTCAAGCAGAGACGTTTTCTCCCAGATGCCGGCACGGTAGACGTACACGCCTTCGCTGTTTTCATTGATCGCAATGCCGGTGTAACGCGCGGCCAGTATGAGCGCCTTTTCGTTATCAGCCAGGTCGCGAAGGTTTACATCCGTCAGCGGTTTGCCGATCACCATGCTTTTGCCGGCTTCCGCATCGGCTTTGAGGCGCGGCAGCTGTGGCGTCCAGTCCTCCAGAAGCTGATAACCTTCAGAGTAGAATTGCGCGCGCTCCACGCCGGCCACCGCCAGCTTTGTAGCGAGAATGGTTATCTGCCGTTCGGTCAGATGCCCGCCACGACAAACGCGGGCATAGAGCCGGCCATCATCCACAATCCGGATATTCTCCAGCTCCGCCAGCTGCTTTTTATCCAGCACGACCGGCGGCACGGTGTCGCCAATCGGGTTCATTTCCTGCCATGCTTTAGCGAACGTCCAGGCATCGGCGCCGGCAAAGATAATTGACTCCTCCATGAGATCCGCCGGCTGCTTTTTAAGGTTTGGTGCATTCTTCATTTTCTGTTCCCTCGCTCCCTGATGATTTCCCGCATAACCCGAATTCGTTCGATGCCCTGTACCCGCATAATCCGATCGATATCTTTCTCGCCGGCAACCGGCGCGGAAGAAACAAATTCAAACTCCCGCACCAGTCTTTCGGGCGTACAAAAACACGGTGAGCTGTACCCTT